TAATAATCTAAAGTGAGCAATCTCCCATGATTGGAATTCCATATTTCTGTTTTTCCAAGTAAAGTGAAGTGCTTTTTTGTTCTCATCTTTCTCTTGTGTAATATCTACAGTAATCTTGGCGGTTACACCAACCTCATGACGCTCAATTTCAATTGTAGGTAATTGTTGGCAACCAACGATACCTTTTTCAGGGTCTAATTTTAAATAGACAAAGTTATCACCATACTTACAAGTGTTTCTTGTCCACATTGGTAAGTTGGTGTTAATATCTAAGTTGTTATTAAATAAATCGGCTAATACTGACTTAATACGTTTTGATTCAGAATAAATTTGAAGAATAAAACCATCTTCATTTGTTGTTGTAGATTCTTCAGAATAAATGTCCAAAGCAGCAGAAATCTCAGGAGTATATTCCATTGATTCATAATCATATTGGGCAGATAACCTTGATGGTTCATAATAAATTGCTTGAGAATATAAATTATTTTCAACCTTAGCCCATTGATTTGTTAGATAAAATGTTTGTTGAGCTTGGAGTTTTTCTCTTTCATAATCATCACGATTTGGAGTACGCAAAAGTTCTTTCTTATCAAACTTAAAAGTTGGATAATCTTGTTTTAATAATGAATTAGGACCAAATGTTTTTGACAGCCTCTGCCATACCGTAAGATTATTATCGCTCATATGTTAAATTTACTAATTACCTTGATAATATAAATAGTTAATGAGAACCAAATAACCATCCATATTTTTGGTAGTCTGCCTTAGTTGCGGCACCATTATTATTCAAATTATTATCTCTACCCATTTGAGGAACCATTGGATTAAAGAATTCAGAAGAGTTTTTGTTTTCATTAACATTAGTGGCCCATGAGTTAATCATGGCTTTAGTATGATTGGTAACTTTTTCCAAAGATTGGAATGATTTTTCCGCAACATATAGTGCCATTGAAACCCCCATAATACAATCATCGTGATGACCTTTTTGGTGGTCAGGTCTTCCGTTAATATAAATGAATGTATTCATTTCATTGTATAATCTATTTGAATATACTTTAAATCCATGTCTAACATTTTCCTCAAACGCTGATATAATTTGAACTCTTTTTGAGTTAAAATTAATACCTGGTATTTTATCATTTATTTTTGGGTCCCATTTCCACTTATTACTTGTATCAACATTATCAACATATAAACCACCTTGGTAGTTTAATTCTTGTAATTTTCTTGCGGTAGAAATACCCATACCACCTGTGATATCAATTACACAATAAGCATTATACATTGTTCCCCATTTATACGCTATTTCAGCCAATACATCTGGTGGAATTTTGGCAACATATTCTAACACCTGTTCTCTTTCATCAAAATCAATGATTTGGATACACGAGAAGTCCTCAGAGTCACCTCTTGATACATCCACACCCATAACGTATTTGTGACCGTTTACGGGTTCTTTAAATATCCACAATGAACCACCCATAAGTTTGGCTTGAGCCTCTCTTAAAGTATTTTTGGCAATACCTTGCATTAATTCAGATTCAAATACGTTATCACCTGAACCTAAGAAGTTACATTCCAATTCCTGAGCAACTTTTCTTCGGTCAAACTTTAACTTTTTAACCATACTCTCAAACCAAGCAGAACATGGTTTATATCCTTGTTCAATATAGTCAGTTACAACGGAGTGGTCTCTTTCATATGGATTTTCCATTGACAAGTTAATAATATCCTTATCAGTATATTCTTCTCTATTTAATAAAAAATGAACCAAATCGTTTGTTTTAACCATATACAAATCTTTTGTATATCTTGGGTCACGATACCAAAACATCTCAGATATTTTGAAATCATTCATATTCCTTAATGATTGGTCGTAAATCTCATAGTAAATTTGGTCATATCCGTTTGGTGTAGATACAACAATAACTTTACCCCCTGTAGATAGGGATGCCATACAGGCTGACCAAAAATCTGAGTCGGCCTCAATAAACGCGGCTTCGTCAAACACAAGAATGGTAGGTGTATAACCCCTCAAGGCATCTTTTGATGTTGCAACGGCTTTAACTTCACAATTATTATTAAGTTTAAAATGTCTTTGTGAGTTTTTTTCTTTTGAGAATGAAATACCAACCCATGGAGGCCATTGTTCTGTAAATCCTCTAACCTTGTTAGCCATCTCCATTGATGTGTCTAACTTGTTGGCAATAATAAGGATTTTTTCAGGTTTGTTCTTTTGGGCAAATGCCAATTTTTTTGATATCCAAGCAGCGGTTACTGTAGACACACCTGCCTGACGATATTTTAATGCAATGTTTTCATTGTATTTATCGTAATCTTCTATTAAACTAACTTGGTCGGGGAATAAATCTAATGGGACATATTTGGATACGGTATTATCGTATGTTTGTAAGTAAGTACGAAGAGCATAAGGAGTATTCCTCATGCACTTTGTTAATTCAATAATAAGTTGTTCTCTATTCACAAAATGTTATTTAGGTAATGTTATACCTAAACCACTTAAAAAGTCTCCTAAACCATCATCGTCATCCTCATCTGAATCAATATTTTCTTCTTCTTTGTAATTTTCAAATTCTTCTTTCATTTCATTTGCTTCTTTCATGATTTCTTTAAATCTTGAAGTCGCTTTTTTAACTTTTGAAGAATCTTCAGAGATGGCGTTTCCAATAATTTCTAAAAACTCTTGTGCTGGTATTTGATATAACAATATATGGAACCAGTTTATTAGTCCTTTATTATCTTGGTCGTACATTTCATTTGGTAATGCAAATCTAATTTTTTCAACAATTTCAGGACCAATTCTTAATTGCATTGGTTCATTAGATAAAATGTCTGTTTGACCTTGTACTTTTTGACGAAGACTTGGTTCTTTAGGTAATCCGTGTCTACCTTTAGCTTCTTCTAATCCTTTAATAATTTCATGACAAAGAATTGGGAAAATCATACCTGTGGCCATGATTTTTGTGTCAGGTTGTGATTCACCCTCTTCACCACCTTCATCTTCATCCGCATCACCTAATTCCACTTTACCTGCAACACCTTGACCTGTTTGACTCATCATTTCAATCATTTGTTCCATACTAAAATACAAGAAATCATTGATTGCCATAATACCCAAATAATCTCCATAAAGAGATGGGTCAATAGCGTCTAATCTTGCTTTAACTTCAGGTTTTTGAAAAAGATAATGTCCTTTTTTTGCTGCACCTTGGATAATGGCATTAATAATATTTCTTTTGTGTTTTTCTAACTCTAAAATCTCTTCGTCGGTTAAATCTTCAATATCAAAAGATGGGAATTCTAAAGGTTCTTCTTTTTCTTCTTCATCCTCTTTATCATCTTCAGGTTCAAATCTAAAATTGCCAGTATCTGGCATACCTAAAGTTACTTCAATTTGATACCAATTTGCAGGAACTTCTGCTTCATCTAAAGATGCTTCTTTTGCTAAATCAATAAGTTCATCCCTGTGAGCGGCTTCTATTCTCATGATATTAGGAAGTTTTCTCATCATTTCTTGGTAAACCATACCTTGAACTTGTTTAGAACTAAGGTCTTCTATTCCAGTTACTTGTCTTAATTTATTGGCAACTTTTTGAAATCTACTACTAATTAACCTTTGAACATCTTGAGTTCCTTTTTGTAATGCAGGATTACTTGCATATATATTTTCAGGACTTCCCAATTTTCTTTCCAAATTTGGGTCCATTCTTTCAGGTCTATTACCGTAATCTATTTGTTCGTTAAATTTCTTTGCCATAAATTATTTCTTTAATAAGTTCATTATTACATCAATCACACTATCTTTTGCTTGTTCAGGTGAAACTTTTTTTGCCTTTGGGGCTGGATTCTCACCAGGGTTTGGGTTTTTACCAGGATGAGATGGTCTTGGTTTTGTATCAGGTCTTGTACCAGGTTTTGTTGGTGCTGGTTTTGTTGTTGGTGCAGGTGCGGTTTGTTGTTCCTTTGTTTCACTCTTTTTCGCCTTTGGAGCAGGATTCTCGCCAGGGTTTGGATTTTTACCAGGATGAGATGGTCTTGTCGTAGGTTTTGTTGTCGGTTTTGTTTTTGGTTTTGTTGGAGCAGTTGTTGGTTCTGATTCTGAAAGAACCTTCATTAAATCTCCTTTTGTAATTCTTGGGGGTATATGTTTTTCCACTATTCTTTCTATTTGAGTTTCCAAGAACAAAGATACAGGATTTTTTCCTTCTTTCAATTGTTTTTTTACTTCTCTAACACATCTTTCCCATTTTCTTGATTTTTTAGGTCCAACTTGTGAATGACAAATAGCCCAAGGATTTGGGCCATCTTTTTCTTCCATCATTCCCATACCATCTGTTTCATCA